CATCCATCACACATGAGGTAACGACCATGACACATAAGGCCAGCAAGCCTGAAACCGAAATTTCAACTGAGACACAGTCAATAAAACCGAAAGTGTCCATTGAAACAACGCTAGAAAAGCCCCTTGATCTAAACGCACTTCGTCAACAGGTTGAGCAGGAACTGACACCCAAACTAACTGAAACACTCAGCCATAACATTTTGCAAGCAGAACGCCTGCGCATAACCGCAGTAATGCAAGCCTGTGCCACCATGAACAAACAACACATGGCTAAACACTGTATTGAAGAAGGACTCAGCGTGGAAGAGGCCAGTCATAAAATTTTAAATGCGATGGCAGCCGATTCAGATCACGCACACATAACATCAACCGTGACGCCCTTTCAAGGTGGTGAGCAAGAAAACCCACTGGTGCGAGATGCACAAAGACGAGCGCAAAGTTCAATCGCCTAAACCTGACAACCTAAAAAATTAATCAATAAAAACTCGCTCTATAGCGAGTTTTTTATTGCCTGTTGAAAATCACTGGAGAATATTATGTCCACCGTCCTGGCTGAACCCATTAACTTGGGAGATGTACTTTTATATGAAGAAGAAAACTTTTATTACAGCCGTGATGAAATCACCATTGCGGCGCCAGAGGTTATCGCCATTGGCCAGGTATTGGGTCAAATCATTGAATCCGGTGAATATGCCGCATTAGATTTTACCGCGACTGATGGTTCTGAGAATGCAGCGGCCATCGCCGTGCGTAATATCAATGCTGCCCTCAGCGCAGTTGAAACCGTCGGCATTACACGCCACGCAATTGTAAAAGCCGATGGCCTTGTCTGGCCTGCTGAGATGACAACGCAAGCGCATGAATTGGCCATAGCGCAACTAAAAGCCAACGGTATTTTAGTTCGTCGTTAAACATACATTCTCTCTTTTCATTTTTACTGCTTATTCCATAGGACCTACACCATGATACAAAACCCGTTTAACAATCCTGCGTTTGAAATGGCAGAACTGACCAAAGCCATTAATCTGTTACCCAACAATTACGGCCGATTAAGAGAAATGAAGATCATGCCGGTAAAGGGGGTGAGATCACGAACCGTCATCGTTGAAATGAAAAATGGTATTTTGACATTGCTGCCGACAAAACCCGTCGGCTCACCGGGTACGGTTCATAAAATGGCAAAACGCAATGTGCGTTCCTTTATTGTGCCCCATATTCCCCATGATGCCGATATATTACCGGAAGAATACGACGGCCTTCGCGCGTTTGGTTCAGAAGATGATGTGATGGCTTTGTCACAGTTAATGAATGACAAGTTGCAAAGTATGCGGGTTAATCATGGCATCACGCTTGAGCACTTGCGCATGGGTGCATTAAAAGGCGAGATACTGGATTCGGATGGTTCGACCATTTATAACCTCTATGATGAATTTAATATCACCCCGTTTGAGGTCGATTTTGAATTAAGCGATGTTGATACGGATGTTAAACAAAAGTGCATCGATCTATTGCGCCATATGGAAGACAATTTGCTCGGTGAAGCCATGCGGGGAGTCCACGTTCTCGTGTCGCAGGAGTTTTTTGATGCTTTGGTGGACCATCCAAAAGTACGTGAAGCTTATGAGCGTTGGCGCGATGGTGAGTTACTGCGCACTGATATGCGAGAAGGGTTTAATTTTGCAGGTGTCACGTTTGAAGAGTACCGGGGGCGCTCGTTAGACATTGAAGGCAATACCCGGCGATTTATCGCCGCAAGCGAAGGTCATGCCTTTCCCATGGGGACATTAAATACATTCGAGACCCTGGTCGCACCTGCAGACTTTATTGAAACGACCAATACCATTGGGCAATTGCTCTATGCAAAACAGGAAGAGCGTAAATTCGGGCGAGGGATTGATATACATACCCAGTCCAATCCGTTACCGATTTGTTATCGCCCGGCGGTGTTGGTGAAGGTGTTGACAAGTTAACCCCGCTCAAAATGACCTTGCAATAAACAGTCCTGAAACGCATTTTCAAAATATTTTTATTAACAATAATGATGTGTTTCAGGGGTGTTTTTTTGTTTTATTTATTTAAAAAAACAAGTCAAAAATAAGGCTTAAATGACTGGATAGTGTTTGTTTTCCAAGCGATATTAGACCCACATTAATCATAAACAGAAATAATAAATACAGACAAAAAAGGAAACAAACCATGTCAGAAGAAAACGAAATTAATTACCATTATGTCAGGCGCGAAGCGAAAATATACCACGAAGAAACCGGGTTGCATTTTGATGTTAAGCGTGTGTTTTTAATTGCCCAGACCGATGATGATCACTTTGAGATTGGCTTTACCTTTTATCGTCGAGCCAATCAATGGCAGCGCGAGTTGCGGGTTGATTCAGATGTATATGTGCAGCTTGTGCCCTTTCTGGAGTTGATGCAATCGTTAAGCAATCATGAAATAAATAAGTGTTTTAATCATCCAGATAAGTTTTGTGATTTTATTACCGATGTTTTTCAGATACACGAACTTTATTAAATAAGACAGATACTCACTAATAAAAAAGGCGCAGCATGCGCCTTTTTTTGTGGGAGATAGTAATAGGCAATAGTAATAGGCGATAGTAATGGGAGGTGATAATGTTTGACGATGATCTAGCACTAGCCAATGACGATTTTTTTTTGCATTTCGCAATTCAAATACAAATACACCCTTACAACAAACCACCGCGCACCATTGAGGCCATCTTTGATGATGATTTTGTCAGCATCGGTAATGATGCCGTCATCGTCTCTTCATCCCCGCAAATTACCTGCAAATCAAAAGAGGTCGGTGATTTAAAAATGGACGATGAGGTGATCATCAAAAACAAAGCCTATCTGGTGCGTGAAATTCAACCCGATTCAACAGGACTAACGGTGTTTTATTGTTATGAGTCATCAACGATTACAAATCCGTAAGCATGTAACAGCATTGCTGCGTGAGAACATTCAAAACGCACAGGTATTCAGTTCACGGCTGCGGGCGCTCAATAATGAAAACCTTCCGGCTATTTTGATTTATACGCGAACCGAGTCGACGGAGAAATTCGCAGAAGCCCCACGTGAACTGGATCGTAATCTTGAGCTACTGGTAGAAATTAAAGTCGATGGTCTTTATGACTGCGATGATATTGTCGACCAGTTTGCAGACCGGGTAGAAGACCTGATTCACCAGGATGATAGTTTTGGTGAACTGGTCAACGATGTATTGCTCTCCAATACGGACATCGAGTTTTTTAATGAAGGTGCAAAACCGTTTTGTGTCGCACGGCTTACTTTCGATGTGCAGTATTTTACCTTTACCAATCTCTATCTCGAACCGAATGATTTCAACAGCGCAGAGTTTGATCTGGATTTAAATAACGATCAAGTCGTAGAAATAAAAACCCACATTAAATTTTAAACCACTTTTTTTCCAATTCTCTGGAGAGCCCCATGTTTGTTAAAACCCCGCAAGGGAAACGCTGCCCGTTTCCCGATGGCCAAGTTGTGACTGAAAAACCATTGGACATACCGGATAGCTTATTTCTTCGTCGACGATTAAAAGACGGCAGTGTGATGCTGACAACCCAAACACAATCGTTTGAACAGCCCCTCAATGCTGGAAAAGGGGTGGATGAAAAAACCAATAATAAATCCAGTGACGGAGGAAAGTAAATGGCCATTAGTTTTGAAATAATTCCTAACAACTTGCGGGTGCCTGGACTTTACGGTGAATTTAATAATAGCTTTGCGGTCACGGGTTTAGTCAAACAACCCTATAAAATATTGCTCATAGGTCAAAGTGCAGGGCAGGGGCTTGAATCCGGTAGCGTTGAACCCTTAACCCCAGTACAAGTGAGCAGTGCCGATCAGGCCGCTGAGTTTTTTGGTCGAAATTCAATGATCACCGCCATGGTAAAAGCCTTTCGGGATAATGATCCATTGAGTGAATTGGTGGTGATTGCGCTTGCCGATAATAGGGGTGATGATGAAGTTGAAATACCCGGCGGTATTGCAGCAACGGGTGAAATCATAGTATCGGGTACTGCCACACAAGCGGGATTAATTGTTCTCTATATTGCAGGTACTCGACTGCGTGTTGTAGTGAGCGTTGCAATGACATCCTCACAAGTCGCTGCCGCGATGACGGATGTGATAAACCGAAATGCTGTACCGGTGCGCGCATTCAGTGCAGGCAGCACGGTTGAGTTAACCTCAGTACACAGCGGGGAGGCGGCAAACAGGATAGACGTGCGCGTGAATTACCATACTGGTGAACAAATCCCAGCCGGGTTAAGTCTGGATATTGTTCCACTATCCGGGGGTGCGGGTAATCCTGATATTGCCGATGTGTTTAGTGCGATAGGGGATACATGGTATAACCTGATTATTAATCCGTTTACCGACGCGGCAAACTTATCCGTAATCGAGCAGGAACTGGCGTCACGTTTTGAACCGATTCGGGCCATAGATGGGGTGGCCATCAGTGCGGTTGCGGGTAACTTCTCCGAACTATCAACCATAGGCGATAGTCGCAACTCCCCTCACATTTGTTTGTTTGAATCCCATGCCTATCCCAAAGCCCATTATGTGCGGGCCGCAATGATTGCAGGCATTATTTCACGCGCCGCACAAAATGATCCGGCGCGTCCGTTTCAAACGCTTGTATTAAAAGGCGATATGCCACCTGCAGAAACGGATCGTTTAACCTTTCAAGAACGTAATCTTTTATTGTTTGATGGCATCGCGACCAGTGTGACCGATGCGGGTAATGCGGTGCGACTTGAACGTGCGATTACCACCTATAAAACCAATGCATTCGGATCGCCCGATCCGAGTTATCTTGATGTGAATACGCTACTGACTTTGTCGTATATGCGCTTTTCCATGCGCGCACGAATTTCACAGAAATACCCCCGTCATAAACTTGCAAAAGACGGCACTCGGTTCGGGCCGGGACAGGCCATCGTTACCCCTAAAATCATGCGCGCTGAACTCATTGCCCTGTTTGGTGATTGGGAGCGCATTGGACTGGTGGAAGATCTCGATCAATTCAAGCGAGATTTAATCGTTGAAATAAACCAGAATGATCCCAATCGACTGGATGTGATTTTACCACCGAATTTAGTTAACCAGCTACGTATCTTAGCCGTGCGTATCGACTTTAGACTGTAAGTCTTTTTCATTTAAACCCTTCAATCCAGAATTTAATTTTAATTTTAATTATTTATTAATTTAAAAAAGAGGTGAACTATGTCCAATCGTCTCGCGGGAATATTGTTCCTGAAAATCGACGGTGAAATGTATCAGGTGAAGGGTGGATTTACCTATAACCTGGGTATCCCCACACGGGAATTTATTCCCGGCTCCGAAGGGTTTAAAGAAACCGAGCAAGCCGCCTTTATTGAAGGGGAGCTTACCGATCACCCGGATCTGGATTTAAAACGACTGGTCACCCTTGATGGTGTCACCGCCACCTTAGAGCTGGCCAATGGCAAAGTGTTCCTGTTAAGAAATGCCTGGTATGCCGGGGACGGAAATGTCTCCAGTGAAGAGGCCAACATAACCGTTAAATTTGAAGCCGCAAATGGTGAGGAAATTCGATAATGGCAAAAGATAAAGTGAAGAGCATAACCTTAAGTGAGCCGGTTGAGCACGGGTCTGAAATCATTTCTGTACTGGAAATAAAACCGCCTAAAGCGAAACACCTGCGCAGTATGCCATTGGAACCCAATACAGGTGACCTGTTGGATTTAGCCGCAAAACTCGCAGGACAGCCGCCATCAGTGATTGATGAGCTGGGTATGAGCGATATGACAAACGTGCTAACGGTGGTTGGGGATTTTATCGACGCTGGCCAAGGGACTGGCGACAAGCATTAGGATTGTTTGCTTATCACTTTCATATTCAGCCACCGAATTGTTGGGATATGGATGTTGAGGATGTTCAGTTCTGGATGGAAAGATTGAAAGAAGTATCCAAGTATATTTAGTTAGTACTTTTTTTATTTTAACTTTGCTTGCGGTGAGGAATCCGTTTTAATTTTTTAACAACGTCGGTGGTCAGTGGCTGCGCATCAGGATCTGCTTTTGCTCTGCGTAGCGCTTCTTCATCACTCATTGCACGAACAAAGCTCACATTAGGTATCGGCTTTGTTGGTGCTCCAGCGATATGCATTTTATGTGTTTTTTTACCCATTTTTCAGGTGCTCATTATTATCACGGTTTGGGCGTCTTATTTTAAGATGTTTAATGTCCTCTTCAGTGAGTGGTTGTGCATCGGGATCAGATTTTGCCGCATTTTCAATCTGCTCTTCAGTCAACGCATCCGCTTCAGAGTAGTCGATATTGCTATCATCAAACGGTGCATCCGGCTTGTGTTCCCGTGTCATTGTTTTTCCCATGTCATTCACCATTGGCTGTCGTACAGTCGGCATTCCTGTTTCGTTGCCTTACGTACTGAAATTAGTCGAGTTGTATAGTGTCCTTTCATAGTATAGACAACATACAATATTTGCGTTTTATGATCTCGCCCTATCGAGATATAACGCTCTTCTTTATAGACCTCACGTGTATCTTGAAAGTCGATACATTGAGGGTCATCAAATACCGTGATACCGGCCTCTAAAGGCAATTTGTGCTTGTTTTTGTTGATTTTGTCTTTTTCGTCATCCCATTCGAAATTCATTGTGTGCTCATTCGTGTTTGGCTGTTTTGTATATACCCATTTTACATCAATTCTGGGGGGAACGGCTAAGAGAAATAGTAAAACTTCGTCAATAGCCTAAAGGGTAATATCTATGGCCAAACGCCCCATCCTATCAGTTGTGGTCTCCGCAATTGACAGGATCACTGCGCCCATGCAAAAGATCAATCGCAGCATCCAAAAACTTTCCCGCCCCATTCTCATTGTTAACCGCTCCCTCAGAAACCTAAATAAAGCTGCCGGCCTAGATAAATTCATTCGCTCCCTTAAAAGCGCCCGTACCCACGCAGGTAATATGGCCAGCAGTATCGGCGGGGTGCTCAAAAAACTCGGGCTGATTACCGGGGTTGCCGCCGGTGCAGGCATTGCACTCATCAATAGCTTTGCCACCGCCGGGGATAAAATTGATAAAACCGCACGGCGTTTAGGATTTGGTAGCCAGGCATTACAGGAATGGCAGCACGTAGCTGAACTCAATGGTGTGTCGCAGGATTTATTTAATAATTCGTTATCGGCGTTTGGAAAACGACTAGGGGAGGCCAAAGCCGGTACCGGTGGACTGACAACCCTGCTTAAAAAAGTATCACCTGCGTTATTAGAACAACTTAAAAGTGCCAGCTCGGTTGAAGCCGCTTTTAATCTTTATATTAATGCTGTCGGTAAAATCACAGATGAATCCAAAAAAGCCGCGTTAACTTCAGCCGCCTTTTCACGCGCAGGATTACCCCTTACCAATATTATGAACGCCGGCGCAAAAGCCATTGCCCACCAACGCGAAGAAAAACGTCGCTTAGGATTAATTGATAAAGCTGGAATAAAATCCGCAGCGGATTACAAAGATCAAATGTTTCAGTTAAGTGAAGCGTTTGCCGGTGTGCGTAATGTGATAGTGAGTAAAGTGCTGCCCGTGTTTAATGTGTTAATTGGTCGCCTGACCAGTCTCATTGTAAAGATGCGCCCACAAATAGAACAATGGGTAAAAGGCTTCGCACAAAACCTACCCCAACGTTTACAAAAAATATGGCAGGGCTTTAAGCAAATGATCGATGCCATAAAACCCCTCATTACTTTTGGGCGTTGGTTAAGCCAAAACGTCGGGCTGATGAATGCGGTGCTCGGCGCACTCGCTGTGATTGTTGGTGGTTCACTGGTCAGTGCATTATGGTCAGCGGTGTTAGTGATCAAAGCATTAGGGGTAGCCATTCTTGCGACGCCCGTGGGCTGGATACTGGCCGCGATTGTTGCCATAGCCGCTGCGGTGTTTTTAATTATTAAAAACTGGGAACCGATTAAAACT